ATAATCCAACGCTTTCGCTCAAGATCTCATCTAATTTTTTTGCCATCTTGAGTTCCCCTTAAATTTTCAACTCTTTAATAAATCGGTGAAGGTCCTTAACAAGCTGTTTCTGTGCAGCGGCTTCAGTTAATGCAGACCTTGCGGTATTCATTACACTAGAACCACCCTTCATGTTAAAAAGACTTTCATATATTGTCCTAGGAAATGCATTTGGAGCACTTGGTTGTGCCACGATGTCAACAGTGATAATTTCGAAATCCGAAACTGCACCATCATCACCAACATTTCCAGAACCACGGGATGAAACACCCAACTTTGCGCCCGACTGTAACAATGTCTTTACAATGAGACCCATCGGGGTTGGGACAATTTTCAACTTACCGTATCCGTCTGCACCATCCATCCACATTTCTGTGATGAGGTGACTTACACGGTCAAGGTTAATAGACAACTCTTCCGGATGGTCGAGTTCGCCCATAACTGATTGACCTGCGCTTAATTTCTCAGTAATAGAAGTTACGGCTCTAGCAATTTCACGAACAGGATAAACACGCTGATTTTGGTTTCTTACGTCACCCTGGATAAAGATCCCTTTCATACAGAGATCTTTACCACCGGTCATCTTGTTATCTTCTTCGAGTAGCTCTACGTGCGCCCTATCAAACGATAGGTACTCGTATAGTTTATTTGCCACTTTCACCGCCTTATCCTTACGCTGGCTTCTTGGTTAGAGGAGACTTTGTAAAACCTGCACCAGATGCCTTGCCGCCGGTCCACTTTGCAGTGGTATCAGCTTTCACGCTATTCTTCTTAGGTTCAACTTTTACATTATCTGACGGTGTATCATTCTTTGCTGAATCACCATTGTACTTTCCATATTCGCCACCAGTAGACTTGCTACCTAGGATATTTGTTGGCTTTCCGCCATAATCCTTACGTGCAGGAATGTTAGTAAACGATGACTTGGTTTGTTCAGCACCTAAAGGTGTGTTCTTACCAGTTCCAACAAGCTTTGCTGTGCCTTTTTGGCCTGTGTCAGCTGTCTTGTTAAGGAATTGTGTTTCTTCGTCAACCTTCTTATCCTTCTTGGCATCTTTCTTTTGTGGTGCTACTTCTAGCTTGGCTTTCTTCTGCTTTTCGAACATAGTTGCGACTACTTCGCCGACAACCTTTTCTTCTGCTCCGCCACCAAAGTCAGGCATACCACCCATGTCATCACCAGCTGGTTGAACGTCTCCGCCCATTTCCATATCGCCGGCCATGTCTGCATGTTGTGGCTCTTGCATTTCTTCGCCCATTAGTGCGTCAAATTCTGCACGAAGTTCAGCAAGTTGGGACTCTAGGTCTTCAACACGCTCTTCAGTAGTTCCTTCTCCGCCCATTTCGTCGCCCATGTTATCCATGGCGCCTTCCTCGTCTTCATCATCGCTGCCTTCACTGTCGTCTTCCGAACCGCCGGCTTCGCCGTCATTTTGTTCGTCAGAGTTAACTTCATCTTGGTCAGACGAAATTTCATCAGTGAAATCCTTATTTGGCTCACCACCAACTTCATCGGATTCGTCAAGGTCTTCATTTTCGGCGTCGTCTTCTTCGACAATGCTTTCATAAATGACACGAGCTTTTTCTACAATGATTTGATGGAGAAGTTCAGCAGCCTGGTCCGAATCTTCTGATAGAAGAAGATCCAATACCTTTTCAAGCTTTTGTTGTTGTGACATGCCCAATCTCCTTGATTAGTTAAAATTCCAAAATCGCTACTTTCGTAGTATTCTAGGTATTTAACTCAAAGAGTGGGAATATAGGTGGAAATGGCTATAAAAGAGCCACTTTTAAGAAATGCGGATTCGTAGCTTTATTTAGTCTCGATCAATTAAGAATAAACAGCTAGTTTATAGCCCGCCTGCTTCTTCCGGTGCTTGACCATACATATCAGGTAAGAAGTTGAGATGCTGGGCAGTTTCATACTTTTCAGCATCACGTGATTTTCTAAGTTTTTGTAAGTGAAGCATAGTTAAGCGTGGACGACGTGTGTCATCTAATTTCGCCTTGCCTAATTCGTCATCGGCAGGATCATAATATTCTACTAATAGTTCACGTGCTAAGATTTTTTGTGCCTCTTTTGAAAAATAATGTTATGAACTATTTATCAATTTATCATTCTATCATCAACTGTATTCTTTATATATAAATTTTGTTTCCGAGAATGTTAATTTCAACACCGAGCCAAACTGTTTAAAATCAGGGATAGAATCAAATATAAGTGTTCTGCTAATAATCCATTTATTATTTAAATCTTTTGGAAATTTTTCAAGTTTATTGTTTTTCTCAAAAATATAAGAATTATCAAAAGATGAAATTTTTTTGAGTTCAGCATTTTCTAAATATTGAACTTCAATTATGTTCTGACCTATGTTGAACACAATTAATGCAGGGGTGTATATATTTCCGATAGATACAGAATTGTTATACCTATCTAGTAACTCTGATATTTCAACATCATATCCTTTTAAGTCTTCAGAAATTATATTTTCATTCAGAAATTTATATAATTCACTTATATCTTCATAGTGAGTTTCAATAATTTTATATATAATTGGATCAAAAGAAATTTCAGAAAATTTCATTACTATTGACCGAAATTATCTACTTCTGTATCAGAAACTTCTGGGCCGGCATCAGATGGATTTGCACCTTCTACGCCATCTTCGTCTGGTGCCATGTTATCAATACCTGAGCTTGTAATACCAACATCAGATAAACCGGCTGGTGCTGAACCTCCAGCCATGCCACCTAATCCGCCACCTACTCCTGCATCTGGTGCAAATGTCTTAGTTAAGCGACTACGCTCTTCTTTCCACATACGCTCATTTTCTGCAAGTTCTGCTTCTGTCCAACCTAAATAACGCTTAAGAATGAAACGTTTGGAAACAAACGAAATGTCTGTTAGTGCGGTAAATGTATTAATCTTAGCTGAATCTAATTCAAGCTGACGATATTCAGAGAAAGATTGTGCTGGTGTAAATGCAAGTTCAAACAAACTGTTATCGATTGTTACGCCACGACGCTTTAAGAAAAGTTTAAATTCTAAATCAATAGGTTCAATAATCTGTTGTTGATAACGAGTTACAACCTTAGAAAATCTAAACTCTTGTATAAACGCCGAACCAACACGACCATCGCTTACTGATGATGTACCATCCTCCGGACCTGTCGGCAAGTACGAACTTGGAACACCTAAAGCACGTAACATCTTGTTATTAAAATAACGTAGGTCATCAATATCACCTAAGTTCTCACCACCAGGTAATACGTCAACCTTAGATCCACGGCCTTCACTTGTTACGGCAAAGAAATAATCTTCCAAGATAGACATAGGATTATATGTTGAATCAACCACATTAGCACCACCGCCAGTTCTACTCGGAATACGTTTTTGCTGTACTTCGTAACGAACACGTTCAAGATACTGCTGCGCCTTGTTAGGCGGCATAGTACCAACGTCAATAAAGAAAACACGACGCTCAGGTGCGCGGTGAATACGATAAATTAGAATTGCATCTTCTAGCAATTCTTTTTGCTTATAAACCTTGTAAATTTGCTCAAGTATACTCAATCCAAAGGGCCAGGCAGCGTTCATGCCATCTGATAGCGTTAATTGGACAATATGTTCGGCATCAACTGCTGTAGCTCCACCATCTTGATAATTTGCTGTACCTGCACCACCATAACCACCGGAAATATAATTCATATTTCCTTGCATTGGTGGAGAAAATACAATACTATTAGATCCAAATGCTCCATTAGAAAGTTTGTTCAACTGATTAGTTGCAACTAAGCTCTTCATATTAAGATCGATATCTTTAATGAAATAACTCTCAATCTTTTTACCATCGGATTCGTTTACAATAACCTTTTCTACTTTAGCTGGATCAATCCAATATAGTCTGAATGTTTCTGGGTCACGCAAAAAGAATTGATCACCATATACTAATGTTGCACGAAACATAGACCAGAGGCGCTTGCTAATCTTATTAAGCCTGCACCATTGCCCCAATGATTTTTCTAGAATCTGAATTTCAGAGGGTGTAGGATCATCATTATATTTCATGACTAGTGGTAATTCAGTTACTCCATCTGGTTCAGTGCCAAAGTCTGCAATTGTATCTAGTGCTGCATGAATTTCATGATCAAAATTCATTTGGTCATAGACCGCATAGCGTTGCAATCTGTCTGGCGGGCCAGCATAAACTTCAGGAAGCCAATTATTATATTTAGACGTGGATGCGTAAGCCGATGTACTATCGATTACTCTTTGTGTTGCTGGTAAGACCGAGTTAACGGGGCGAAAAAACTTTTTCCAAGTCATTATGAATGTACCTTTGCATATTTAAGAATATCTCTGTTAACTGATACTAAATTTTGTGATGCTTCAAGTATTTGTGTTAAAATAGCAGTTTGATATGTCAATGTGCTATTTATCTCGTTCGAACGTGAGGATTTATTCGTTGCGGATTCTCCAGTAGTTGTAGATGTATCAGACCCTGGTTTATTATCTAACGCATCTGTTGGCTTAGAAGCCGATGGCGAATCAATTGTTGACGATTTAGGGGTTGATGGGGAAATTGTCTCCCAATTATTATATGCACCGTATAATGCGCCGGTGCCACCACCGATAATGGCACCGGCAAGAGTTCCAATTGGTCCTATGAAGCTTCCTAATAATGCACCAGTACCTGCAAAGGATGCGGCACTTGATGCGATATCTGTTGCTGCTGCGGCTTGATTGTGCCCAGATTTTTTTAGTTCATCGGTGGCATAGTCTAATCCAATACCGGCTAAAATGCCACCAACGCCACCGGCAAGGCCTTTACCAACACTTGCAGCTCGACCGGCCCACTTACCTTTACCGCCCTTACCACCTTTACCGCCCTTATCCATTCCTGGCATGCCGCCACTACTACCTATATCAACTACATACATAGGGTTAGTTCTACTACCGCGTTGTCCACCACCGAACATTGTCTTAATTAGTGAAGGTATCGAACCCATTAGTGCAGATGTTAATTTTAATCCGGCAATTATACCAACAATAATTGCACCGGCACCTATCAATGCTCGAGTAGATGGATCAAATGCTGCGGTAAGTTCAGAGAATTTAGTTGTTATCCATTTTAATCCTTCTGCCAATGATTGTAACATAGGAATTGTTGGGGCAAAAGCGGCCTGTAATGTTGCCATTAATTTTTCCCATTGATTTTGAAGATCCTTTGATGCTTTGGCTGTTGCATCGGCCTTCGCTTGATCTGCTTTACTAACTTCCTTGTATGTTCTACCTTGTTGCTGTAGTCCTACTGCAACTTGCATCATTCCATCGGCTTCTTTAACACCGGCCTGACTTAGAAGTTTACCACGACTAACCATCATCTTAAGTTCTGCATCGTTTGCCTTTGCAAATTCAGCGGTTCTTTTTGCAGCTTCTTCCGGACTCAGTCCTTCAAGACTTTGTGTAAAATTCATTAACTTCTGACCAAATCCACCAAATCCTGTCTTCTGAAAATCCATAAAGGTACTATTCAACGGCTTAATTGTATCAGTCATCATACTTAAGAATGCCTGACCTAATTTTTTGTCTTTAAATGAAGCAATAAATTCCGATGTTGACGCAGCACCAGCGTCACCAATTCTGTTGGCTAACAGGTTCATATCAACAGATTGTGAAATAGCGTCAATATTTTCAAGTAATTTAGATCTTAAGATACCAGTTGCCTGCGATACTCTTGTTACCCTTTCACCGAATTTCACAAGATCTTTCTGTACCTGTTCCTGTGTTTTTGAATTTACATCAGAATAGCCTTGTTGAGATTGTAAATAAACACCTAATAAATCAGCAGATTCTTTTGCACTATATCCAAATTGTGTAAGTGATGGTCTTGCTGCATCCAATGTTTTAGCAAATTTTCCTAGGCCGAATGAATTGATTGCGGTATTATATTTTACTATTGTTGCAGATAATTCAGTAAAACGAACACCTGTTAAGGTTGTTAATTGCTGTAATGCTTCAAATCCGTTGGCTGCTCCATCAAAACCGCTCATTACATTTATACCAGAAGAATATAATTGATCAAATGTTGAAACATTTGACATAAACACTTTCTGAATTGCAGCACCTGCGATAACAAGATCGCCCATCATACTTTTCATAGAAAATGTATCTTTAGCCCAATTTTTTAGATTATCTTTCTTTAGATCAGCCTCTTTTTTATCAAGTTTCAATTTCTTAGTGTTTTCTTCGTTTAATTTATTGGTCTGTCTTGAGAGTTTAACCAATTCCTTATTTGTATCTTCGACATCTTTTGCTGAAAGACCGGTGCCACCGGCAGTGGCGGTCTTAAGTAATTGTGCAAATGTTTTAGATTGAATCCCTAATATCTTATTAAGAGTATTCTCAATCGCTAAAGCAGTTTCTTCTGAAGCCCATTCCGGTAGTTCCCCAAAAGCCTTTTCAAAAGCTCCATCAGCAACGCCAGAAATAAAAGTAGTATCAGCCATAAGAAGTCTATGTTAAATCCCGTGATAAATAAGTAAGACAGTAATCAATACTATTTATCAAAATATTTTCAGAGGTATAATATGGAATCAACTGCACAACAGAATAATCCGCTAAAGCAATATTTTAGACAGATCAAAATGTATCTAAAATTACCTAGTGGCGGCAATTATTACAAACCAGGTGTTATTGAATTAAACGAAAAGGGTGAAGTCGGCATCTTACCAATGACTGGTAAAGATGAACTTGTCTTAAAGAATCCTGATGCTCTATTAAATGGTGAAGCATTAATTGAAGTTTTAATAAGTTGTATTCCTGGATTAAAACAACCACGGGCATTACTTACAAATGACATTGAGGCATTAATTACTGCAATAAGATATGCAACATTTAATGATTCTCTTGAAACATCGATTGTATGTCCAAAATGCTACCACGAGAATACATTCAAACTTGATCTACAATATGCTTTAGATAATATGTCTGTACTGGATTCAGAATATGTTGTAAATTTAGACTCGGGCTTATCTATTTTTGTAAAACCATATTCATTTCCAGAACTATTAAAGGCATTACATTCTCAATTTGAACAAGCAAAATTAGTGCGGGCAGTAGAAAACGAAAGTATTAGTGAAGAAAAGCGTGTAGCAATTTTCGGTACGGCCTTTAAAGAAATTGCAATAACAAAATTTGATCTAATGACTGCAGGTGTGATTAAGGTAGTTGATGAGCAGAATAACATTAATGTTTCAGATTCAAAATACATTAAGGATTTCCTTCAGAATATTGATAAGAAAAGTGCTGATAAAATCGGAGATCTCATTGATGAGATTAATAAAATTGGCATAAAGAAAACATTTACAGCTAAATGCGAAAAATGCGAACACCAATGGGAGAGTGAGATTGATTTTAATCCTGTAAATTTTTCATAAGGTCACTAATATTCTTGCCACCTGAAAAGTTAAGTGACCTCATACAATCATATGTCAGGGAATCATCGGCACTTAGGGAACAAATTACCGAGATTGCTCTTCATATGTCAGGTGGTATTGAATGGAATAATTTATGGGGCGCAAGCTTTGAAGATAGAGAAATTATGATTAAAGTGATTAATAGGAAAATAAAATCACAGAATCCTAACGCTAAGGAACAAATGTAAGAGGTATATTATGCACAGAAAAACAGACACGCAAGAATTCGACATCCCTAAGGATGATATTGAATGTTGGGACCGCTATCCTAAATATCGTTGGGTTTATGAATTATCAAGATTACTCGATGTTCAGAACATTAAATGGAGTCCATTCTCTGTAGAAGCATTACCAGATAGGGAATTGAGCATTGATTTAGTATCTAACAAGATGCTAGTACGTCAGCCGGGCTACATTTATATGAAAAAGGTAGAAGGGTGTCACATACTGACAGAGATGTATATCACTAAGGGTGAGGTTAAACTTATGAGACATATTGATCCTGAATCACATAAGGAACTAAGTAGTCTCATTGGAGAAGTAGAATTACGTCTTAGCGCATTTACTACA